GGGGAAGACCCTGAACTGGCGCGGATTACGGCGCGGCAGCAGATTGCAGGCCAGCTAGACCCGAATGACCTAACCACTTTTGACCGTGGCATTGAGATGATGCGACAAGCTGGTGATGGCCAGGGTGCGATGATGTTGGCAATGGAGCGAGAAAAAGCTCGGCAGCAAGCACTTGTTCGCTCAGACGAGGCACTTGTTCGCGCAGATGCGGCAGCAAAACGTCAGAGGGAAGCGGCCGCGCTGTTGCAACAGCAGGAAGCTCAGGCGATTGCACAAAGAGCGTTTGTGCCTGCTGGGCAACCGGCGTTCTATGGAACGCCAAGTTTTGCCCCTCAAGTTGATGAGCAAGGCAATCTTATGCCTGGTGCTGGTGTAACAGCTGCCCCATCGTTTGATGTTAGCCGTGTTGCGGCTGAGTTGATGCGTACACCAGCAGGGCGAGCAGAACTTAAAAACTTAACTGAGGCGCAAAAGCTAACACGGCCAGAAACTATTTCCGTTAAACAAGAAGAAATACTTTACGAAGTTCCGACAAAACCTGGTGGTGAATACAAGGCTATTGTTGTTGGAGGAGCGAAACCAACCCCGTTTACTGGTGATATGGCTAACGCTTCAAACATCCTTTATCAGACAACCGATCCGCAAAAGATTTTTTCCAGATTTGGACAAGAAGGTCTTAATGCTGTTGCAAAGAAAGCCGAGCAACTTGTTGAAGCAAAGCGTCCTGTAACTAACATCACAAATCCTGTTACTGTCAATATGCAAAAGGGCTTTGGAGAAGATTTGGTAGGAACTATTACCGCAAATCAGAAAGCTGCCCGCACCGCACTTAGCACGCTTGGAACCGTTGACAACATGAAGATGTTGCTTGACGAAGGTGTAAAAACTGGTTTCGGTCAAGAAACCCTGCTTAAACTTGGACAGGCTGGTCAACTGTTTGATCCAAACTTCAATACCAGAGGTCTGGCTGGACAAGAGGCGTTCCAAGCGTTCTCAACGCAGATTGTGCTTCCGCAAGTTAAACAGCTTGGTGTAAACCCAACAGACACCGATTTGAAGTTTATCAATACCGGCTCTGCTGGTTTGTCTAAAACTGTTGATGGAAACAAACTTCTGTTGGACACGTTGGCATTGAAACTTCAACGAGAACAAGATTTAGGAAAATTTTCCAATCAATGGCTTGCTACTAATAGCAGACTTGTTAAAACTGATCCGATTGAAGCTCAATCAAAGTACAACACCGACTTTGATGCTTACACTCAAAGCAGCCCGTTGTACGGCCCAGCGGCCAATACGCTACGTGCGCGTTACTCGGCACTTGGTGGAAGTGTTCGCGGGTCTCCTGCTGCTCGTGGAGCGGCGCAGGCAGGTGGTTTTGCTAGATAAGGAAATGACATGGCATCCTTGAATGATCAAATTACTGAGTTCCGAGACGAACTAAAAATTGCCAAAGAAAACCGCATTACGCCAGAAGGCCAGAAGATGCTTGATCAGCTTGATCCCAAAAGCTGGTCAACTGGTGGATTTGGTCAATTCTTGCAAGGTTTGTCGCTAAATTTTAGTGATGAGGCAATTGGCGCATTTAAGTCTTTTCTTAGTCCTGCACCAGCTCAGATTGCAACGCAAGTTGGTCGAATGACACCAGGAGAGCCTGCACCAAGTCCTCGTGATGTTGCAACGGCTATGGAGCGGACCGGCCTGAAAGAATACTCTCAGGAATATCCTGTGAGAAGCATTGCCGCCAATATTGCTGGTGGTGCTACTCCTGCGATTGTGACGCGAGGAAGAGCAGCACCTAGCGGTCTTCCAGCACAAATTGGCATGGCTGCTGCTGCTGGTGCCACTGCTGGTCTTGGTGAATCTGAGGCAGAACTCTTTAGCCCAGAATCCATGAAGTCTGCCGCCATCGGTGGCGGCATTGCTCTTGGTGTTTTGCCAATTGCAAAAGTGGTTGGCATGGGCACTGGCTCTGTTTATCGCGGCGTTGTAAAGAACATCTTTGACAATCCGCAGCGCCTCGGAACGGATGAAGCGCGTTCGCTGATCAAACAAGCGCTGGTGTCTGATGTTGGTGGCGTTGATGAGGCGGTAAAGTTTGTCCTTGAGCGCAAAGGCAAGCCTTATGCCTTGGCTGACGTTGGCCCTAATACGCGAGCGTATCTTGATGCTGCCAACTCTATCCCTGGCCCCGGCAAAAAGGAAGCACAGCAATTCTTGAGCGAACGCGACAAGGGTATGCTTTCGCGCCTGACCTCTGATCTTCAGGTTGCATTTGGATCAAAGGCCGCATTCTTTGATGAGTTTAATGCGCTCAAAAAAGCAAGGTCTGATCTTGGTGGCGCACTGTATGACCGCGCACTCAAAAAGGATGTTCCTGTTACGCCTGAACTGGTGACGCTGATGGAGCGCCCGAGCGTTCAAGATGCCTACAAGCGTGCTGTCACTCTTGCACAAGAGCAAGGCGTTAAATTGCCTGATGTTGCAATTGATAAGGGTCGCCTTGTGACTGCTGACGGCAAACCAGTGACCAGCATTAACAGCACCTTCTTGCATTTCATCAAGATGGGCCTAGATGATGTTGTCTTCACTGGCAAAAGCCCGACAAGCGGCATTGGAACTACACAGCTGAACGCAGTTAAAGACACTCGGACTGCATTCTTGAATCAGCTTGATGCGGCTAACCCGACCTACAAAAATGCTCGTCGAGTTTGGGCATCGGACACCGCTGTGATGGACGCGATGGAAGAAGGCCGCACGGTCTTCAACAAAAGCCCGAAAGACGTTGATATGCTTTTGAATGACATTAAAACAATGTCGCGGTCAGAGGTGGAAGCACTTCGCCTTGGCGTCATGCAGAACTTGCTTGATCGTTTAGGTGGGGCGCAGACTGCCGCAACGGTGGTCGGGCCGTCTGGTAACCCCGCGCTCAAGATCATCAATGACCCCAAGAATATGCGTATCTTGCGAGAGACATTTCCAAAGGACGATGCAGGAAACGAAGCATTCTCTAAGTTCATCAACAACTTGAAATCTGAAGTTGAGATGAAGAGCACATCTAAACAGGTGCTCCAGGGTTCGCAGACTGCCGAGCGCACGCAAGCGATTCAAGATGTGCGAGCTGGTGGTCAAGCAATGCGTGAAATGCCTGCAATGAGCGTGCAGGGCATTCTGATGCGTGCGTTGCAACGCGATTATGCCCAGCTTGGCGATTCTCAGACTCGTGCTGTTGCCGATGAGATGACCAGAATACTGACAACGACAGATCCAAAGAAGCTACAAAAAATTAGTAAAGAGTTGGCTGGTCGCAGTGTTTACGATGTTGTTAGCAAAGACATCCCTGAGTTGCTGCCAGCGCTTGGGCGAGCAGTCCTTGGCCCGTACTCAATTGGTTCAATGTCTGGCAATGTTGCTCCTAACGTGGGTGGCGCTGCTTCTGGCCTGCTTGGGCCTATTCGATAAAGACTAATGAGCGAGGAGAAGGTCAACCACAATAGCCTGATTGAGAAGGTCTTAGGGTATGTGGATTCTCCGTTCAAGCTGTTCGCGATACTGCTCATGGCGGTCTTCGCTTTTGTTGGGTACTTCGTTTGGCAGAACCAGGCGTTTTTGTTAGGGGCGTACAAGGAGCAGCAGAAGCTGCCAGCGATTGCTGAAGACAGAGTCGAGGACGTAGCGGCGCACTTGTTCAAAAACACAGACGCTGCGGTTGTGGCGATTTTTAAGGTCAACCCCATGTTTGGCACCAGGGTGCTACACAGGGCGTATACAAAACAGGGCCGCGAGAAGACGCACGAAGGGCTGGACGTCGGGCTGTTCACGGCGAACGCATCTAACAACCGTGATGTCGTGTCGCTTATGGCTGGCGAGATACCTTGCGGCGCCTATAAGACGGCGCAGTCTGAGATCGGCCTGTGGTACCTAGAAAAGGGAATGACCTACGGGTGCCGGGTGGGTGTTCCGCCCGAGCCGGGTAAACTGGTCGGGCAGATCACGGTGGGCTGGAAAGAAGAGCCGCCAGATGTAGATTCGTACCGGATTCTTTTGCAAATTGCGGCAACTATGCTTTCAAGGAGTAAACAGTAATGGATTGGCTTAAACAAATTGCACCCACGATCGCCACGGCGCTCGGTGGCCCATTGGCTGGCATGGCGGTTTCAGCAATCAGTAAGGCTGTCGGCGTTGACCCTGACCAAGTGCAGGACATGATCTCCAACAACAAGTTGACGGCAGAGCAAATTGCTCAGGTCAAGGTTGCAGAAATTGAGCTTCAAAAACAAGCGCAAGAGTTGGGTCTTAACTTCGCCAAGCTGGAAGTAGAAGATCGCAAGTCTGCTCGCGAGATGCAGGCCACCACCCGCTCTATCGTGCCACCAGCGCTCGCCGCCATTATCACCGTCGGCTTTTTCGGTATCCTGGCGATGATGATGTTCGGCAAGGTGGACGGCAACAACCCCACGATCCTGATGATGCTTGGCTCTCTGTCCACCGCCTGGACGGGCATCATTGCTTATTATTTTGGGTCGTCTGCTGGCTCCCAGGCCAAGACGGAAATGTTGTCTAAAGCACCGGCAATTAAATGATGAGCCTCGCCAACACCCTCACCAAGCTCAAGATCAGCGTTGACTGGGTTGAGCCGCTAGAAGAAGTCTTCCACCGTTACGAGATCAACACCCCAGCGCGGCAGGCTGCGTTCATCGGGCAGTGCGCCCATGAAAGTGCGAATTTCAAGACGCTAGAGGAGAACCTGAACTACTCCGCAGAAGGCTTGATGAAGACTTGGCCCAGCCGCTTCCCTACGTTGGAGACCGCGCAGCCCTATCACCGAAACCCCGAGAAGATTGCCAACCGCGTCTATGGTGGCAGGATGGGAAACGGCACCGAGGAAACTGGGGATGGCTGGCTGTACCACGGCAGAGGTCTGATCCAGCTCACCGGCAAAGATAACTATAT